GCTATCAGTGTCAGAAATGGTAGGATCACTATCCCCAGTGCTATCAGTGTCAATACCCCCACTACCTTCAATATCACTGAGAGCATCTGACTCAGCTTCCAATTCCTTGGATTGCTCCACTTGAGACTCCTCTTCTTTCTCTTGTTTGCAGTAATTATATAACGCTTCTGCTGCTGCGATGGTGTCAGTAAAGGTCTCGGCATTTTGAATTAAAGAGATAATCTCCTTCTCAGGAGTTGAAAAAGGTATAGGAAGGAACGACCCAATCTTAAAATGTAGATTAGCCCGATCAGCAAGATTAAACTTATCAATATCTTCACCATCTATCTCGAAAAAATCATCATCATACATCTCACTATAACCCCTATAGAAAGATTTGGCAATACCTAGATACCTTCTCTTCATTAACTTCTCAATTCTTGCATCCTCACATACGTTAAGGAAACTATGAGGAATATCTTTTGGGGGATCTTCATTTGGTGTGAAGAGTGCGTGTCCTACTTCATGTCCTACAAGCATATCATATACATAATCACTTGCTTTCTCCCAAAGGGGAAGTATCAATACACGAGTTTGGACATTAAACTGTGCTGTCTCAACATGCTTATGCTCTACTACAATGTCTTCAGTAGCAAGCAATTTTGCTAGTTGTGACTTGATTTCTTGTTGAACTGCCATGTTTTGTTTTTTTCTTATATACCTATAATACTAAAAAAACCTCCCCTTTTGGGGGAGGTTGTGACACTTATTTGATTGGTTTTTAGATTTTAGAAGACATCGCTACAGATTCTTCTACATACACTCATATTGTCATCACACTCCGAGAGGCACTGAAAATAATCATTCATAGCAGATTCTGTTTCTGATTCTTCTGTCTCCGATACGTGGGGGTTCCAACCTGCTAATTGATTATAGGATACTAGATTGTGCATTGATGACATCTCCATTTTGTTAATTTGAACACCATAACCATTGAAGTTTGGTTACATCTTGTTCTCCTCAAGTCTACTATTATTTAGTGAGAAAATCAACACAAAAAAGGTTTGAATTAACAAATATTTATGCCTACGCACTTATACCTAGCATTAAAAAAGCACCCTTGAGGAGTTTCCTCTTGAGTGCTTGTCGTCTTGCTTTTGACTGACGTAATGCCTGTGGTTTAAGTTTTCGTTTGGGATCCTTCTTTGAATGATGGATCCAGTTTGGGACTTTCATTGTTCTGCCAACCTACTAAATCCTTTGACTTTCTCAAATTTTAACATACTTTCAAACTTATCGTGCATATCTGGTTTATGGGATATGACAAAAATATTAGTGTCCTTGATCACAAACCTTATAATCTTTAAGAACTCTTCTGTTCCCATACCATCAAGTGAACTATCAAACACCTCATCCATTATAAGAAGATTAGTATTGACAGAATTCTTCATTCGAGCAACTTCTCTCCATGTAAACAGAAGTGCTAGATCAATTCTCATCTTCTCTCCTTCACTAAAAGAAGCATAAGAAAAATCCTCATGGATTGGGGACTGAACGGTTTCGTTAAATTCCTCATCAAGTGTGAAGTTGATGTAAAAGTCCATCTTCTGAAGATATCGATTGACTTGCTGATTTATCAGCGGTAGATACTTCTTAATGATTTTGGTCTTCACTCCACCGTCTCTAAGTAAGTTATATGAAAAATCATAATAACTTATAGTGTCCTTCCTAGAAGATAATTCTTCGTATGTAGTTTTTAGTTTTTCCTTAAAATTAGTTAACTTCTCATGCTCAGTATTTCTATCTGCAAGTTGTTCGGTAAGTTTTTGAATTTCCGATTCAAGATCTCTGATCTGTCTTTGACATCCAGAAATCCTAGTATTGTTTTTAGAAATGCCATGTGTTAGTGAAGTAACCTCCTTTGATATGGTAGTGAATTGATGCTCTCGCTCTTCTTCCTCTTTAATTGCTTGTTCTAGTTCTTTATAACCAGATTGCAACTCCTTAGCTTTAGTTTGAGCATCGGCAATTTTATTTATTCTAAACTTCTCCTCAATAGATTGTGTGCATGTAGGGCAAACAGTATTATTTGTAAAGAACTTATGCTCTTTAGTAATAGTTGTTACCTTATTAGAAATCTTACCTTTCAAGGTTCCCAACTCTCTTAATTTTTCTGTAGCGCCTGTTACCTTTTCTTGTTCTTTAAGCAACTCATCAATATCACCTTGTATCAATTCGTTACGTTCTAAATGAGTATCCACTTCAATACCTAAAGTCTTAATCTTAAATTGATTATCTTCTATTCTTCCCTTTCCCTGTTGTTCCAATTCTTCAATAAAGTTTTCTTGCATCTCTACTTTATCATTAAGAGATTCTTTTTTAAGTTCAAATGTTTTTATTTCTTCCCTAATCAATCTAATTTTATCTTTAATCAAACCATTCATTGAAGAGAATATCTTAATATCTAAAAGATCTTCAATCACTTCCCTACGATTAGATGCAGTCAATTGCATGAATGGAACAAAAGCACTACTACCCAAAATAACAATCTGAGTGAATGACTTATAGTTCATCTTAAGGACATTCTGCTCTAACCACTTCTGTTGATCATTGGCAGAAGCAGACTGATCCAATAAATTATCATCTCTCCATATCTCAAATGTATTTGGTTTTATAGATCTTGCGACTTTCCAACTAGTTGATCCTATAGAAAACTCTACTTCAACTCTACAATCCTTTTCATTAACAGTATTAACTAACTGACCCTTACTAATCTTACGGAAAGGTTTATTAAACAAACTAAAGGTCAAAGCATCCAATATAGTGCTCTTTCCTGCACCATTAGTTCCTACCACCAATGTAGTAGAATTTTTCGCAAATCTAGATTCACCATCAGTTTGAAAATTTACTTCAATGAATTGATTACCAGTTGATAAAAAATTCTTCCAACGTATTCTTTCAAATATAATCATGTTCAGTAGCAGGAGGTATTACAATGTCATCTTGTGTAATGACTGCATAACGATAATCATGCATCTGACACGTTTTAATCATGACTTCATCTTCAACTTCAATCACATGCATTTGGGGATTTCCTCCATCTTCTAACATCATAGCATATCTAAGAGCATCATCCCCATCTTCAAAAAGATAAAGGATATGTTCTCCATCATCATCTGGAACAGAATATGCACCTTCATTTTCTTTTCCCTCGACAGTTATTATATACATTATATTTGCTCACAAGCCTCTTGGTATATTTCTTGTATAATTTTATGTATTCTAGATTTATCAAGATCTATTTCTGCCTCATCAATATACCTATCTAAAACTGAAATAGTATCTTCAGATTCAAATGCTTCAAAATCTGCTGCCTCTTGAATAGCAAAATTTTCAACCACTTTAAGTTCTGCAACATTAGACGAATATAACTTATCAACAAATCTTTCAAACTTACTTGTATCGGATTTCTTACGAACAATAATTTTTACAATCTTATTTTCATATGATCTTGTATCAAAAGTTTGATGATTCGTATCTTCATAATAAATTATACTATGAAGTCTATAAGGATTATTAATGGGTGTATGTTCAAATGTTTCTGTGTCCCAAAGATGAAATCCTCTTTGAGTATCATTCACATCACCCCAAAAGAATTCATATGGACTTCCAAGATAATGAACAGGTTCTTTTATAGACCTGCAATGATAATGACCAGAATATACTTTCTCAAATCTATCAAATGGAGTAGTTGCCATTCCATGCTCCATAACATGTCCAGCAGTAGCTTTGAATCCATTTAATTCCAAATGACCCATTACTACTTTACAATTACTCTTATTAACTTTTTTAAAAGTTTTTTCTTTATTCTCACTATTAATCCAAGGAACAAAAAGAACTTTTGTATCTCCTAACCTAACTTCTTCCGTTTCTGCGTATACTTTTACATTATCATATTCTCTCAATAATAAATCTACTGCATTAATATCATTTGTATTTTTATAATATGCAGTATGATTTCCAACAATAGTATGAACTGTGCATCCTAATTCTTTTAATCTATCAAAATAATTATCTTTTGCCCATGCCAATGCATTAAAATTAATTCCTGTGCGATTATCGAAAGTATCTCCCATATCAATAACCGTAGTAATACCTTCTTTCTCTAAAGTAGGAAAGAAAGTATTGTTATAAAACTTCAGGAAATAATCATGAAAAAGTTTAGAATTTTTTCGTGCTCCGAAGTGCTGATCAGTTATGATTGCAACTTTCATTAATTACGCAATTTTGAGTGAACAGCATCTTTGATTGAATTATAGTCTGAATAATTAGATCCGTCAATATTATTATTATCATCAAATACTTCTTGGTAACCAGACTTTTCTATTATCTTATTCTTAATCTCTAACTGACGTTTCTCTCTTTGTATTCTGCGAAGAAATGCGTAATGTATAATTTGTGTAAAGTAAGCAAAAGGATTCTTGGATTTCTCAGGATTGAAATTATGTATGTATTGAACGCAATTTTCTATACCATCAGATATCATGTCCTCCTTAAACATGTAATTAACAAAGTTTGGTTTGAATGATAAATGGTTGGCAATCTTTAAAAAACACTCACCTATGTATCTTGGTATCACTGGTTTAGGTTTATCTTGTAACTTAGCAATCTCAATGTCTTCTTGATATCTTATTAAAGCAGCAAGAAATTCCTTGTTGTTTACATAGTGTTCGTTCTTAGTTCTTCTTCTAGCCATACCAGTTCGTATTACCATAAATCTTTATCACTATTATGTAGATATTATAACACTTCTAAACATAGTTGACAAGATATCGAAATAACGTTAAAATAACTCTGTCAGGGTTAAAGGGATTATATTAAGAATCTTTTGGTTTATTTAATTTAAACATTTTTTCTAAATTCTCTTTAGCATCTTTTACGTTAGATATATAACCCATTCTTCTATTAAGTTTATGTTCATGTCCATTTTTATGGGCATCTCTAAGATAATGTTGATACATCATAATCATTTCCATATCAGATGATTCAGATAAAGTTAATACATTATCCATATTAATAATAAACATATCATCTCTAGTAGTTTTTAACCAAGGTTCTACTTTATATCCTACTAGTCCGCTTTTATTTTTTATTTCACTTACAGTAACAGGAGTGTGAAGAATTAGCATTGTGCGATCTTCTTCTTCCGAGGCCGCAACTTTGGCGAATACTTCTTCCCCAGAATTTAGTTTTATTGTTGCATAAAAGTCGTCTTCAATTCCCATCTTTTTTAAGTTGTACGGTTACTATTTCATAATTGAAATTTTCTTCATTGTAAATTTTAATTCTTTCAATAAAGTGATTTAATGTGTAATTTTTTCTAGAGTTATAAGTACAATCATCGGATATATCATAGAGAGTTGCTTTTACTTTGTTAGTACTTTTTCTAAGTATACGTCCAATGCTTTGGAGATTTCTAACTCGTGATTTTGACGGTGAGGCAAAGATAACATTATGGAGGTTTTTAATATTAATGCCAGTACTAAATGTTCCATAGGAGGCAACGATGACTGCATTTTTTTCCTTCTCCGTAATTTCACGAATTAATTCTCTTTGTTCCGCATCCACACCACCATGAACAAAGAAAACTTTTCTGTTCTCTTTCTTGCTATTATTTATCTTTTCATATAAGACTGCACCATGTGCTTCTACTCTACTATACAATACAAGTGTATTCCCTTTTAAATCAAGAGTAAGATTTTTAATAAAATTATTTCTTTGATCATGAGATATTAAATATTCAATTTCATCATTATATACATCAAACTTCTGAGGAGGATGTT